TAATAGAATCTAATTCTGTATTAGAAGACGCTACAGCAGCTAAACTCCCTATACTATTACGTGATGATGCTTTATTCTCAATATCAGATAAAGAATCACCATATATAACGAGTCAATTTCATTTACTAAATCGTATAAAAGAATTAATACCTAGAGAGGTAGAAATAAAAAACATTATATATGGTATGTTTCAACCAATAACTGTTAAATTTTCAATAGAAAATTCAGAAGTTTATAATAGAGACTTTTTTAATAAGTGGATGCATTATCATAGGATAGGTGATAAAGGTTATTTAAATGTGTTGCTAGATTATATTAAAAATATATCTAATAGTAAAGAGATTCTATCATCTGGATACCATGAATATTGTTTGAAGGGAAACTATATAGATAACCTTACTACAAATTTCTATATTGGGTTAGATGATTTAGAGGAGAAGATAAAGAATATGTTTGGTACTATTTATTATATAAAAAGACAATTTCTTGATAGAATATCACCTACAAATACTTTAAGAGAAGTATTTACTACACATAATACTATGATAGATAGTTTAAGAAATATTGCTTATAGAAACTTCGATGCTTGTCCTTTAGAAAGTACAATTTTAGATACCTTAAAAAGGGTTATATTAGAAGAACAAAAATTATTAAGCGCTAATAATGAGAAAAATACAAAATCCAAAACTAGTAAGCAAATTATCTCGCCACCTGTGTCCAGATACGATGGAACGCAATTTACACCAACCCCAGCTTGGGCATCAATCTGGAAGACTAAAATTTAAAAATAAATTAAGGTCTAAGGCTAGAATTGAAGAATTAGATGCTTATTTCTTATACAAAAACATATTCATTTAACTATGAGCGGAGAACCAAAACTAGTAAAAGAATGTACTAATTGCTTTAATACTAGAGAAATTTGGAATGGGAAAGAAATGATACCATGCCCAGATTGTACTGACTCTTCTTTTAAGAGTCAAGATTATCAAACTATAAAAAAGAAAATATTAGATGAAAACTTAAAAGATGAAGGTAACATTGAACTTGAAAAAATTGATTGAGCTGAAAATTAATGCCACTCAATACCTTTTACTATTAGCTATTACGCATGATAAATTAGATAATATGTTAAAATATGTTCTATTTAATGATCTGGATCTATATACATTACAATCTCTAAAAGTATTAGAGATAAAGGATATTACAAAATTAACGTTTTCTATTAGACCTGAAAATATAGCGGAAGCTAAGAAATTACTATCTATAGATAACATAGTTTGGGTTCGTGAGTGGTTAGACTTATGGCCTGAGGGTGTTAAATCTATGGGATATTATGTTAAAAGTAATGTGGAAAGTGTTGAAACCAAAATGGAGGCTTTCATCCATAAGCATGATTATAACAAAAATGTAATTATGACTGCCACCAGTAAGTACATCGAAGAGATGAGACATAAGGGGTGGAAAGGTATGCAGCTAGCACAGTACTTTATCGAAAAAAATAAAAGTAGTACCCTTGAAACTTATTGTAGAGAAGTTACTCGTGTTGAAGATCACGAGTCTAGAATTATAGATGACTTCAATGGGATATCTGCTTAATTAACTTAATAACCAAAACGAATGCTTTTTGATGACGCGTGGCATAAACTTCAAAGTAATAGAAACAATGAAATTAATGCCATACCATTCGGTTTTAAAAAATTTGAACAGTACTTACCTGGAATTCTAAAAAAGCATTATTATATCTTAACAGCTAACGCTGGAGTAGGTAAGAGTCAGATAACTGACTTTATGTTCTTATATCAACCATTCAATTACTGGTTACAACATAAAGATAAATTTGATATAGAGATACACTATTTCTCCTTAGAAATGGATCGTGAAAGCAAGATTATTGCTGGTATGGCTAAACGCCTATACGAAGAACATAGATTAAGAGTATCACCTACACAATTATTATCTTTTAACCGTAACAAATTACCAGCTCATATCTTTGATGCCGTATATAAAACTAGAGAATATTTTGAATTACTGTCATCGAAAGTAAAATTTTATGACGATCAAATGACTCCAACTCATATAAATGACATCGTACAAAAATACGCCAAAGAAAATGGTAAAGAGGTAACTAGAACGGTAGATGGGCATGTCTACTTTGATAAATACATTCCTAATAATCCTAATAAATTTGTTATTTTTATTACTGACCACCTTGCTGAATTAGACCTTGAAAGAGGTTTAGATCTAAAAGGAACAATTGAACGTCACAGTGACAATAATAGAAAGAACAGAAATAAATATGGATTTACTTTCATAGATGTACAGCAGCAAATGGCTGCTAAAGAAGATCAAGAGTTTTACCAAGGGCTTAGTATAATAACCAAACTGGAACCAAGTTTACATGGTCTGGGAGAGAGTAAATTAACTCAACGGAAAGCAAACATAGTATTAGGACTATTTGCGCCTAATAGGTTTGAAATCCCAGAATATAGGGGATATAATATTAAAGCTTTACAAGATAACTTCAGATCTTTATCTATATTAAAGAATAGGAATGGTGTCTCAAATGTTCACACTGGACTTTACTTCGATGGTGCTACAAATTACTTTGAAGAATTACCACGAGGTACAGAAATGACAACAGCTTTTTATGAAGAACTTAGGAAAAGAACCAAAGATTGAAAAACAAATTAAACAAGAACTAAAACAGATAGAGAAGTTATTAATTAGAAAAAACCGTTCGTATGGAGATTCTATTAATAACCCTATACTTGTATTTGGTATCCAACAAAACAAAGATAACTTAAATGTACAACAATTCGCTATTTGTTGTAGATTAGATGATAAGTTAGCTAGGTTAAAAAACGGAGGTATTACTAAAGACACTATGGATACCATAGATGATATTATAGGATATCTCATAAGACTAAAAATAGCATTATGATAAAAATTATAGATCCAGCACTAGAACCATTCTTCTTAGAAGTAGACAAATCAGGTATAATGATTAAGGAGAATGTAGAAGACAAACATGGTAAACTTACTAAAGTAATTAATCATGTTCGTGTACATGAAATTTCACATGCTCTTGGCTTTATTTCAGATCAGATATTCTTCAGGGAGAATATGGGTCAGGAAATGGGTATTAAAGAGTTTGTGGAAGGTAAACAAAATCAATTTAACTCTTTAATTTCAGCTTTTGAGCCTAGACAAATTACAGCTGCCACTGAAACCGAGGAAACCATTGAGGCAGAACCCCAAGAGGTTGCTGATTTACAGCAAACCGAAAACGGGTAAAACCACATTAGTTTCTAAACTAGAAAACTGTTTTATATTAGACTTAGAGAGAGGTTCTGAATTCTTAGAATGTATCTCTCTACCAGCAGATAATATTGAAGATATTAAGACTATAGGGAAGGCTATAAAAGAAGCTGATTACCCTTATAGTTACTTTGTAATAGATACCGTTACTAAATTAGAAGAACTGTGCTTACCACTAGCACTTGACCTTTATAAACAAACCCCTATGGGTAGAGCATTTTCGGGGGATAATGTTCTGTCCTTACCAAATGGGGCTGGTTATTATTGGTTAAGAGAAGCTTTTAGTAAAGTACTAAATTACTTGGAAACTTTAGCTCCTACAATTATTATGTTAGGTCACGTACTTGATAAAGTTGTAGAAGTTAAAGGTAAAGAAGTAAATGCTTCTGATATAGATTTAACTGGTAAATTAAAACGAATTGCCTGTCAGGATGCTGATGCTATAGGCTTTTTGTACAGGGATGGTAATAATACCTACCTTAACTTCAACTCATCAGATACTGTTACTTGTGGAGCAAGACCAGACCATTTAAAAGGACAAAACATCCTTTTAGGTGAAGGTGATGCTCAAGGTAACTTAATTTCAACCCATTGGAATAAAATATTTATAAACTAAAGAAATGCGAAAAACAAACAACACACCTAGAAAAACTACCTCAACTTCATCAAAGACCACAACAACTTCAATGGTTTCGGATTACCTACGTACTAATCGTAATGCTTCAGATTCTGAAGTTTACATGCATATATTAAAGCAAAACAAAATTCCTGTAACTAAGACTACTATCAGTAAGTTCTTCTCTGACTACAAGAGCTATCCTAGCTTCCGATCAGTAATTGAGATTTCTAGACAGGTACGAATGTCTATGCGCCCACGTACTACTAAAGGTACGATACTGCCTACCCGTAAAAAAGTATCCTAAGTAAATCAACAAAAATAACTTTAACAAAAACATTTTTAAACATGAGTTTATTTAACGAATCAATTTTAGACAGCTCCCCTAGTGGAGATTCATTGTATCTCTCTAAAGGTATTAATTCTGATGTTATGATTGGAGCAATCGAAGGTGTAATTCCTGAGACTGGTGCTCCTTATATCTCTGTAGCCTTATTTAAGAAAGAATCTAACCCTGAAACAGATAGTAGAGTCTTCAAATTCTACATGTCTGAGAAAGCTCAGGGTAAATCACTTGAAAAGCTAATCCACTTAGCTAAAGAAGTGATTAGTAAGGAAGATATTAGAAATATTAATAATAACTCTAAGACATTAGAAGAGTTTGCCTCACATCTTTCAGCAGCTTTGAAAGGAGCTACTATTAAATGGTTTAAGCTTTGCGCTGAACAGTATATTAATGCTGAAGGTAAAATAAGAGATAGATTAACTATCGGTTTACCACGATTTGCTTCACAGAAAGAGACATGCCCATTGAAATGGGATGAAACCAAGTCTCATGACTATAAGCGTCTTGACACTAGTGCTACAGTAGGTAGTACAGCTAAAGAGAAATCAGATGGTTTACCATTCTAAAACATTTAATGTTGGTGGGGAGTGTAATGCTCCCCACTGCATTACTCACTATGACAGCACTATTTGATCTAAACAATCTACTAGCACCATTAACTCCTGAAGAAATCTTAAAAAGAGTAACTCACGAGGAATTATGGTTCAGGTATTATGGTAAATTTGAATTAAATAAGAAGATAAGGATTCCTCATTTTCTTAGGGAAAGTAATAAGGAAGATAATAATCCCTCAGGATCATTTTTACTAAGTGCTACTCTTGAGATATTATTATACGATCATGCTTACCATCAAACATATAATATATTTTCTTTCCTAAGAAAACAATATCCTAGTAAGTCATTTAATGATATATTAATTATGATTAATGAGGATTTTAACTTAGGAATAGGTACATCAAAAATTATAAAAAAACCAATGCTTCAACAAGCAACATATTTAGAAAGACAAAAAAATGATGATACTGTAAGTAGTTATTCTACAGCTGTAGATATAGACATATCTACTACTATGATGGATAAGTTTACTCCAGAAGCATTAGCATATTGGAAAAGTCATGGTATATCAGAAGATACCTTAATATTTTCAGATGTTGTACAAATAACAGGATATACTATAAAAAAATATGATACAGATACTAGAGAAATGAAGGAGATGAAATATACAGCAAAGAATAATGAGTTATTATTTGCTTATATATTCTTTGATCCTAGTACTAGATATAAAGAACTTGCTTCTATTAAAATCTATGCTCCCCATTCTAGTAATAAATGGATTACTAATACTACTAAATTTGTAATAAATTTTAGTAAACAAATCTCTACAGTAATAGATTATTTCAATTTCTTATTCTATAATTCCAATTGGGATAGTTTACAAGACCTACCAGAAGGGATATTCCTTACAGATTTCAAATATAGCCCACTATTTGATAGACTGCCTATCTTTGTAGAAATAAATAAAACTTATGAAACTACAGATATAGTTCAAGAAGAGTATTACGGTATATTTAAAAATATAATTCAGTCATCATCATTGAAAGATAATATGGCTTGGTTAGAATTAGGTTATTTAAGTTTCTCACAACAAGCAGAATATGGTAAACTATTCAATAGGGTTGTTAGCAAGGATATCTTAAAACCATTTGAAAAGGTAATCATAAATTATGATAATGATACTGCAGGATATAATAATGCTTTAGAACTACAAAGAAATTCAGGGCATTTTATAAAGGATCTAACTAGATCGTCAGTTTTAAATTTATTATTTGTTGGAGACTCCAATAATAAAGATATAAGCGATTACACAAAAACCTATGGGTTTAAAGAAACTTTTAAAAGATATGGTAGAGAAAATTTTGCCTTATACGCCAGAACCGAATAAGGATTTAAGTTTAGGAAGATTCAGATCTTTCAATGAATTTTCTGACTTCATTAACTCCTTTAATTTTTATGTATTAAAAATAACAAATCCTAAGTCAACTAGAAATTCTATTTATGGTATTGGTATATACAGACCAGATAAGAATGATATTATTTATATAGAATGTAGTAATTTAAACTCATTATTAACAAAGATTAATCCTAAAAATGTTAAGCTAAAGCATTTAGATATTCAATCTTTGTCTCACGATCATGTGCCTGTATCATTATTAAATTACTTTAAGGAGTTAACAGAAGAGGGTAAATTACTAAATAATGGTGGTATTAATATTAGTCATTTATCATTAGTATTATCTAAGCTATTCGTTTTATTTAAATTTAAATTCTCAGTTAAAGAACTTGTTAATAATAAATTCTTAAGCTACCCTAAAATTAAAGCTAATTTATTTGATAAGGGATTATTAAATAACTTGCCTATTAGAGCTATGAGAATTGTTCCTACTTATGATATTGCCTTAGATTTAAAATCATTAGATAGTTCTTATCTTGTATTAGAAGATACTAAAACTCATAAAAGTATCTTTCATACTAACTCATTAGATGTTATATTAACAACAAAGTTAGAAGGTTTAACTACCACATTAAAATTCTATGCTGAGTTGTGTAATATCCATTCTAATTCCTTTAATGGGTATAACCCACCAAAAGATAAGACTATAAGAATTGGTGACTTAACTAAAGTTATTAAAACTGATTTCAAATATAGTCAATTCTTATATGGAGATAAGTTAGTAGTATTACAAATATTTCATAACTCCAAAACCCCACAAAAACACTCTGCATTATGCGAGAGAACAAAAGATGGGTTTCAAGCATTAATTCACATCAATAATTTAAAGAAATTATAATGGAACACAAACCAATTCCACTTAAAGTAACAAAAAAGACTATTAAAAAAACTACTACAACTACCACTGTAGGTAAGAAGGAGTATACTAAATTTAGAGCTCAAGTAAGATCAAGACATCCATCACATGATGCTATTAGAGGTACTTTAGGAATGTATCCTAAAAGAGTAATTGTTCGCTTTGGTAGTTCTACGCCTACACTAGGTAACCCTATTGAAATTAATAGTATTAAAGCTTGTCAGACATCAGCTAATAAATTAGCTATGAAGAAAGCTTTTTTAGAACATAATGTTAAAACTGCAGAATGGTTTGTTTTAAATGGTAAGGAATTTGTTAGTAACGATAATAAAGTTAGCTTACTACAATTACCTTACCCAATGGTAGCTAAATCACACTTCGGTTCACGAGGTAATGGTAATTATCTTATCGAATCTGCTGAGGATATGGAAGTATTCTTAAAAGATATGAAGGACAAAACTGGTTCTAATTATATCTTTGAGAAATATTATAACTACGATAAAGAGTACAGATTACACGTAACTAAAGACGGTGTATTCTATACTAATCGTAAAATGCTTAAGAAAGATACACCAGAGGATCAACGCTGGTATAAAAATGATAATAACTGTGTATGGATTTTAGAGGAAAATCCGTTATTTGATAAACCTACATGCTGGAATAAAATTGTAGAAGAGTCTGTTAAAGCTCTAAAAGCTGTAGGATTGGACTTTGGTGCTGTAGATGTACGCGTACAAAAGAATACTACAGGTAAAACTAAAATTAAGAATCGTGAGGTTGTAGATTTCATTATTATTGAGATTAACTCAGCACCTTCATTTGGTGAAGGTACACTTAAAAAGTATCAACAAGAATTACCAAAACTTATAAAAAGTAAATTCAATGATTAAAATTGCTCATATTGGAACCGATCCAGAATTTGTAGTATTAGATGCTGAAGGTAATTTAGCCTCATCTATAGATTTCTTACCTGGTACTAAAGAAACCCCATTTGATTTGGGTAATGGTACTTACGTACAAGTTGATAACGTTATGGCTGAATTTTGTGTTCCTCCTACAAATTCGCCTAAAGAATTATGGGATGCTTTACAGTATGCTAAACAAGCAGCCCTACAATTTTTACCAGCAGGATATTCATTTGCTACTATAGCAAGTGCTGTATATCCTGATAAACTACTAGATAACCCAATTGCTCAGGTTTTTGGTTGTGAACCAGATTTTACACCATATTATCCTAAGGGTACATTAAAAAATAATGTTTCAAATAGAATTACTGATCTTTTTAGTGGTAGTATGAGAGTTAACCCAAAACCAAATTGTGCAGATAAAAATTTAAGATCTTGTGGTGGTCATATCCATTTAGATTACTTTGATTCTATTTGTATTATTAAAGATCCTACTACTTTACAAAGACTTACTTCTATTATAATCTTGTTATGTGATTTGTATTTAGGTATCCCTTCTGTATTAGAAGACCCTGATACTAACAGAAGATTATTATATGGTAAACCAGGATCTCACCGTCCTAAAAGTTATGGTTTAGAATATAGAGTCCTTTCTAATTATTGGTTAGAGTCTTTAGATATGATTACTGCTATCTTTGAGAGGATTAAGCTAATAGAAAAAGCATTAAATTCAAGAATAACTAGTATATCTGGAGGTACAATTTATGGATATAATGAGTTAAATAGTCATATTAATAGTATATTAAATAAATTTAACATCAATACTATTGAAGATCTTGACGATATTATTATTAATAACAACACTAAGGTTGCTGGAGAAATCTGTAGCTTCTTAGAAATCAAACCGTTAATTAAAGAAAAAGTATAATCAAAAAAAGATATGTGTGGATTAGTTGGATTTCAATCGATAGATTCTGGTAAACTAAATATACTCAGAGCAAAAATGTTATTACAATATCTTTCAGAATCTAGAGGTAAAGATTCTACTGGAATCTTTTCACCAGAAATTGGTGTAGTAAAAAATGCAGATTCTGCCTCTAAATTTCTTGAAGGTATGTATGATACTAAAGATATTGACTTTAGTAAACTAAATGACTCTAAAATATTTATAGGTCACGTACGACAAAAAACTCATGGTGAAAAGAAAGCTACAAATGCTCATCCTTTCAGATATGAGAATATCGTAGGTGCTCATAATGGTGTAATAAACAATCATACCAAATTAATACCTGAGGGTCAATTTCCTATTGACTATCCTGTAGATAGTATGGTTATATTCGCCAGATTACATAAAGATAATAATTACAAAGTACTATCTGAAATGATAGGTGCTGCAGCAATATTATTCTATAATTATAAGGAACCTACAATTCTTTATGCTTATAGAAATAGTGATAGGCCCTTATGTTATGGGTTTATTGAGGGTGAGGGTATTTACTTTGGTTCTACAGAAGAATCTTTAAAAGTAATTGATTGTACTAATATCAAAGAAATTAAAGAAAATATATTGTATAAATTTGAGAATGGTAAAATAAAAACCAGTTTCAAGGTAGCAAGAGCTTCTGATCCAGATAGTCTTTTAGTTTCTAATTTCTCTGAAATTAAAGAGCTTAAAGATTTATTTGGATTTAATTTATTAGTTAAACAAACATCAAGTTATTATAATAAGGGTATTCTGAATGATTCAGACTACACTTATATAAAAGGTTATATTAAAGCTAGTCATGGTCCAGGTAATAGTTCTTTTCAAGTACAAGCTGCTCAAAACTTTGAAGATAAGGATAATTCAGGTTCAGTTTATACATCAGAGTTAGATATAAATTCTTATAATGCTTTCTTTAAAAAAGGTAATATTGTAAGAGCTGTACGAGACTTTGATTATCAAACTACTAAGAAGAATAAAAAGAAAGTAAGAGCTTGTATTAAACATGAATTATTTATTATAGTTAAACCACTTACATCAAGAACTCAAAGAAGTGTAACTGTCACATCCTTACTAGACTCTAACAAGGACTTATTAATGGATGTATCTCATTTAGAAGCTATAACAACTCAGAAACTGTTAACAGAAACTGCTGATGAGATAGGCTTTAAACTTGAAGATGAGGTAAAAAGAGTGGAAACACTTATTGACAGTGTATCTCCAGAAGAGATTAATAAGTTTAAAGGTATTACTGAAGAGAAAATCTATTCAGTATTAGATACTAAATTACGTAAAGTACTTAATTTAGAGTCTAAAGCTTTAGATAATAATCAATTTAGAAGTATTATTGAAAATCAATTAAACTTAAACTTTGATGAGCTTGATAATAATAATTTAACTAAAAGTCTAGAAAGAACTTACCAAAATATAACAAAATTAAAAGAGCAAATTGCTAATAGTTTAAATTTGTTAGGTGATGACTTCAAAATAGGTGATTTAGCCTTAGCTACCCTTTTAGATGAATTAGAACAAATTTCTATGGATGTAATATCCATTTATGATAATCATTCTGTCGAAAATAGTGAACATGCCTTAAGTTAAAAAATATGTCATTAGAAGAAATATTAAGAAAACCTGGAACGTATGGGTCTGGGCCTAAAAAACCAAACAACAAACCAAAAGATAAAACGGTTAGAAAACTTGATATTGGGAAGTCTTTAAAGAGCTCAGCCTTCTCAAGTAATACCTGGGATATTATAACAGAGGCATATGATTTAAGAGTAAAATCTTCTATACTATACTTACTGTCTAATTATTCTAGAAGAATTGGTGCTGGTTTATTAGGGTCTAATAAGGCTGAAATCAAGGAGCCCACATTAGATGTTTTACAAGAAACATTTAATGAGATGAGTAAAAATAATACCTTTACTTGCTCATTAACTAAGTTAAAAGTGCCTGCTGACCACTTTGCTCCTAAGAATGTAATAACGAAATTTGATGTAAATAAAAATATTATTACACCTCATTTTGAGAAAGCTTTAGATGTATTTATGGAAGGATTACCTTCCTATATAGATCATAAAACAGGTCATATCTATAAAGTTACAATACCAGCTTTAGAAACTTTAATATCAGAGACTCCAGCAGATACTATTGTAGAATTTCCTGGTATAGGAGCTTTTGGTGTTAATACTATAGATAAAGACCTTGTTAGCTATAGGGATTATAATAAGTTTGATGAGAAGATTTCTTTCAAAGAGGTAAGAGATAAGGAGAGTGCTTATAGATTTGGTCTTCAAAGCCCCTCTTTCAGATCTACATTTGGTCTAACATACACCTTTGGTGTTGAAGTAGAATGTGCTACATCTTTTGTAGCTAATAATGTAAAGAATATCTTTAATATGTCTTGCGTTAGAGACGGTTCTCTAAATGGTGGTAAGGGCGGACCTGAATATGTTACTGGTGTCTTAACTGGTGATGCTGGTCTTATGCACTTACAGAAAATAGTAAACTATTTATCAGCAAGATCTACTATTGATAAGTATTGTGGTATACACGTACATGTTGGTGGATTTGTACCTAGTCAAGAGTTTAGTGTAGCTATATTCTTACTTTGTCATGCCCTTCAAGATGACATATTCTTAACTCTACCTATTACTCGTAGATCTAATGAATATTGTAGACTTATACCAAACAGTATTATTAAAAAATTAGCAGCACAACATAAAACTAATACTATTGATAAATTCGTTGTAAACAGAATTTACGATGATATTGTTGAATATGTTGGTGCTCTAGACTTGTTAGGTGGTAAAGAACAATTCTTGTTAAGTAAAGCTAAGGACAAAAATGCTCCTTTAGGTAAATACTTAAATAAGAATTGTAATCACCCAATGGGTAAGAAAGCTAATTACAATCATAAAACACCAAGGTATGAGTGGATAAATCTTGTACCATTACTATTTAATGAGAAAGGTAAGGATGTCTTTACTATTGAGTTTAGACCTCACCCAGCATCATTAAACTTTATTAAAATTAAAAACTGGATATTGTTATGTATGTTTATTACTAAATATGCTGAAACTTATGCTAGTAGAATTATATCAAATTTCTTATCTGGTAACTTAAAACCTCTTACAATCGAACAAGTATTAGAAGATATCTGCCCTTTAAAAATTGAAAGCGCATCACTATCTAAATACTTCAATGAGCGTAAGAATAAGTTTGACTCTAGTTCGAAAAACTTAGAGAAGGAAGAAATTAAAGAGTACGAATCTGAATCATTAACTGTAGTTAAAGACCTAAAATTGAAGGAAATATGTGCATAGTATGTGTATTCCCAAAAGGGATAGATAAAACAACAGCCGAAGTAAAACAAGCTATAGAAAGTGGTTTAAGTACTAACGATCATAGCGCAGGTTTTGCTTTACGTCGTGCTGGTGAATCTGAAATTTATATTAAAAAAGGTTACGTACGTAAAGTAACTGATATTTACAAAGATATTATGGGACTAAAACCTGGTATTGATGATGTACTTATTGTACATGGTCGTATAGCTACTCATGGTGGTAATACTGCGGAATTAGCTCACCCATTTGTATGTTCTGAAGATTTAGATGAAGTTTTAACAACTGAAGGTAAAGTTACTAAACCAATATTAGCTCATAATGGAGTATTTAGAGGTTTAGGTGATAGGGGATTACTAGCTAATAATTCAGACACTTCAGACTTTGCTCATAAAATAGCTGGTTCTAAGTTATTTCAAACAGCCCTGTTTAGAAATCCTAAAAAAGTAGAGAGGCTATTAGACTCAGCTCCTTATAATATTTTAAGTTGGAGTAAGGTAGTATTCTTATACCCAATAGCTGATACTGAACCAGTTTATATTGGTACAGGTTGGAAAACTGTAGATAACTTAGGAGTATTTTCTAATGAAGGATACTCTAGAAAAGTTTATGATTTTGGAGGATCTTCATCAAACCCCCATCTGGCTCTGCAATCGACTTCAAAGAGTGGAGTGAACAACAACATATGTGGTGTTACTAATAAAAGTCTTGTAGGGCCTCAAACTGAAATAAATAGGAATGAGGAGGATTCTAACGATGAGATCTTTTTTCGCTACGACTCTTATGGGGTCTGTTCTACTTTCAGTAATTCTACTTTTAGGGTTAACGTATATAATTATCCGTTTCTTAACTTTAGGGTAGATAAGGTTATTTATAATAAAATGATAGCTAATAATAATTATCGTAAATCTTATGGTGTTACAACTTCTGATTTAAAACTATTGAATAGTTTATTATTCTTTGTAAATTATAAAATAATGTCATTCTCAGATGAGGATTGTTTTATAAAGTATGACTCTACCAATAATATGTTAAATGTAAACAGAGTTAACGTTTCTAATGTCGATAAAAATGTATTTATCGAAACACCAATTAGATTATTAGAGAGCGTATTTATTATAGAACCTAAATGGGCTAAACGTAGCAGAGTAGATCAATTAACTGGTGAAATTATTACTGATAGTGTAAGTAATATGGCTTTAAGTAATTTTATAGTTTCTTATAATGCCTTACGTAGACTCTCATTATTTAATAAGGATGGTACTATTAGTTTAAGTTACACTAAAAAGCTCTATAATATTGTAGAGGATAATATTTATATTTGTAAAGATGAGGAATTTATAAGAGCCTTTAATTCAAAATCACATTCTAATAGAAAAGGTGTGATTATTAAGAATAATTGTAGGTCCTTATTTATGTTAGGAGAGAATCTTATAAAGAAGATAACAAGTAATACTAATGTATTATTATATGATGTATCACCACTAGCTTTAGCATTATTTCTTTTAGAAAGATCTACAAATTTAACTAAGTTCCAAGAAGAAAGTATTAAAGAAGCTATTAGCTCTTTTGCTTTCTTAAATCAGCTTATTAAATCTGACTTCATGTTCTATACTCCTTATAATGTAGAAACTAGTAATTTAGATTTTACTAGAAATTCAAGTAAGGCTAATCCTAAGGAGTACAATCCAAAAGAAGTACCAATTCTTTTAAACTAAAACCATGAGAAGAAGACACAAAAAACCAAAAATTAGAAACGATACAATGGTTAAAAAACCACCAAAGGCTCCTAAGGCAACTAAGGTTGATAATAGGAAAGTCAAGAATGCTAGAATAACTGTAATAGATGGTATAAAGTTTCACTCTGCATTAGAAGCTTTTACCTATAAGCTACTGTTAGAATCAGGTTTAAAATTTGCTTACGAACCCACATCATTCGAACTTATTCCCCCATTCGAATATGATGGTAAAAAAATACGTGGAGCAACTTATAAACCTGATTTTGTCGGTATAGATCAGGACTGGATAATAGAAGTTAAAGGATTTGAAACAGATGCCTTTAAAATCAGATGGAAGTTATTTAAATATATTTTATCAACTTCAGAAAAGAAATATAAACTATTCTTACCAAGAAACCAAAAAGATGTAAGGGAAGCTATTGAGAAGATAGTAAACAAAGAAACTTAATGAAACAATTTTTTATCAATTATGATTACCGCCCTAATTGACGGTGATTTCTTAATGTATATTTGCTCATATCAAAAAGCAAATACCCCTCAAAACACTCTTGAGTCCGTTATAAATTCTACGGATACTTTTTTACAAGAGATTTTTAAAGTAACAGAAGCAACACACTATTTAGGATTTTTAACAGGTTCCCCCAATTTCAGAAAAGAAATTTCGCCTGATTATAAAGCTAATAGAGTGAAAAAAGAATTACCTGAATTTTTCAGAGATGTTCGTAATCATCTAGTAGATAATTGGAACTTTACTTATAAAGCTCCATATGAAGCTGATGACTTATTGAACATGTATAAGAATGATAATACTATTATAGTATCTACTGATAAAGACCTTTTACTATTACCAGGACTACATTATAACCCAGTTAAAAAAACATTTATAAGTACTACACCAGAAGATGCTGAAAAAGCTTTCTGGTCTAGCATGATAACAGGAGATAGGTCTGATAATATAAAAGGATTACCAGGTAGAGGTATTAGATATGTAGAAGCTTTATTAGTAAATAATGTTAGGTTAGAGTTAAGTCTACCAGCATTAATTCTAGGAGAGTATATCAAATACTATGGCGAATATTCAGGTATAAACAAATTTAACACAAACTATAATTTACTTAAAATTCTAGAAAAGCCCTTAGAAACGGATTCTAATTTTCAATATTTAGAACCAATACAATTATGACTTTTGAAGAATTTAGTACTAAGACCAGCCGTACTATGGCTGATCTACATGATACAGAAAAAAATATAAACCACACCCTATTTGGTATGGTAACAGAATTAGGAGAGATTACAGACCTGTTCAAAAAGAAAATGGCTTATGGGAAATTATTCTCACAAGAACAACTTATGGATGAGACAGGTGATTTACTATTCTATCTTAGTGAATTTATAAGATTTAATAAGATGGATATCAGTGTAATATTACAGAAGAATTGTGACAAGCTAAAGATCAGATTTCCTGAAAAGTTTGATTCGGAAAGAGCTATTTCCCCAGATAAAGATACTGAAATGCAAATTTTTATAAAAGAATAGTATATGCGAAAGAGTCTTTCATCAAATACAAATGTATCTAAAACGTTTATTTACATGCTTCCATTACTTAACATTTCTCAAAAGTTAGTAAAGGAATACTGTATTGATGCTTTTTGTGGAGAAGCAACTATGCCTGAATTAAACAATCATATTTTTTTATTATTTGAGTTTCATGCTGACCCTATAGATGAGAAATTACAGAGAGAATTTTCATCTTCCCCAGATTTTTACAACCGTTATCACGTAGATAAGAACTATGTGATGTTCATATTTAAAGTTGGAGAGAAGTGGGAGAAAGATTATTTACAATTTAAAGATTCTAAGTATTCTAAACTATCAGAAGAAGCAAAGAAAACAATTAAAGCTTATCACCATTTAGATGTAAGATCTAAAACACATGGTATATTATATAAAACAGAGGGTAGGAGACAATGGTTAGAACAGTATCTCAGTACTCATGACGATGGTACTCCACTTGGACAAGTAACTGTACCAGTTGATAATGAGTATGATGATGCGCTAGATTTAAACCAAGAGATATTCGACCCACTTAGGTTTCAAACAGATTTCAATTTAAATTTAACTTTAACAGGGGAGAAAATTTAATCTCCCCTGCTTTTCTTTATGGATAAAGGATTAAAACTACTTTCTCAATTAAACATTTTTGATAAGTACTCTAAGTATATACCATCCCTCAAGCGTAGGGAAACTTGGGAAGAAATATGTAATAGGTATGAAAATATGATGATAGAAAAATACCCTATGCTCAGTAGGGAAATAGTACATCATATGCACTTAGTAAGAGCTAAAAAGGTATTACCATCAATGAGAGCACTTCAGTTCGCTGGAGATGCTGCTACACGTAATCCTAGTAGAATTTACAACTGTGCTTACTTACCTATTGACTCTATCTATTCCTTCTCAGAAACCATGTTCTTACTTTTAGGAGGAACTGGGGTAGGATATAGTGTACAATATAGTGACATCGAAAAATTACCAAACATAATAAAGCCTACTTTAAAAAGAAGGTATTTAGTACAAGATAGTATAGAGGGTTGGGCTGATGCTGTAAAGGTTTTATTAAAATCTTATACAGGATACTCAAACTCTTTACCCATCTTTGATTTTAGTGATATTAGAAAAAAAGGTACTAGGCTAGTAACCTCAGGAGGTAAAGCTCCAGGACCAGATCCCTTAAAGAGATGTTTATTTCTTATTCAAGAAGTACTAAACTCTAAAGAGAATGGTTCTAAATTAGAACCTATAGAAGCACATGATATATTATGCTACATAGCAGATGCTGTATTAGCAGGTGGAATTAGAAGAGCAGCTATGATTGCTCTGTTTAGTTTCGATGATATGAAGATGAAGACCTGTAAGTCAGGAAACTGGTGGGAGTTAAACCCGCAAAGAGGTAGAGCTAATAACTCAGCTATTATTATTAGGAACAGAATTCAAAAGAGTGAGTTTGATGAATACTGGTCTCTAATAGAAACTAATAAATCTGGTGAACCTGGTATTTATCTTACAAATGATTCAAGATGGGGAACTAACCCATGTGTTGAAATAGGTCTTAGACCATATCAATTCTGTAATCTTTGTGAGATAAATGTTAGTGATATAGTAGATTTAGAAGACTTTCAAGCTAGAGTTAGAGCTGCTGCATTCTTAGGTACCTTACAAGCAGGCTTCACTAACTTCCATTACCTTAGACCTATATGGCAGAGAACTACTGAAAAGGACGCTTTGCTAGGTTTAGGACAAACTGGTATAGCATCTAAAGAAGCTGAGAAGTATAACTTAGAAAGTTTAGCTAATTTAGCTAAAGAAGTTAATCTAGAGGTTTCAACCATAATAGGTATAAACCAAGCAGCTAGATTAACATGCGTTAAACCTAGTGGTACTACATCATGTGTATTAGGTACTAGTTCAGGCATACATGCGTGGCATAGTGATTATTATATTAGAAGAATGGAACTATCGGGTAACAACCCATTAGTTGAATTCTTATCAAAAAATTATCCTCAACTAATTAAACCATTAGTTAGATTACCAGGTTCTTATTGTGTTGAAATACCATGTAAAGCTCCAACAGGTGCTGTTACTAGACATAATGAAACCGCAACATCATTACTTGAAAGAGTTAAACATTTTACTATGAACTGGGTTAAACCTGGTCATATTAATGGTGCCAATACTCATAATGTTAGCACAACTATTACAGTAAAAGATGGTGAATGGGATGAAGTAAAATCTTGGATGTGGGAAAATAGAGATATATTTAATGGTATGGCTATCTTACCTTTTGATGGTGGTACTTATAAAGAAACACCATTTGAAGATATAGATGAAAAGACATATCATGAAATGTTATCTAAAATACCAGAAGATATAGATTTTACATTATTAGTAGAGGAAGAAGATGAAACAAAATTTGCACAAGAAATAGCTTGTGCTGGAGGAGTATGTTAAAAAATCATGATTTATTATTATCAGAAGGCATAAAAAGTGAAGAGCATAATGCTGCTAACCTAATTAATTTATCTAATATTATAGAGAATATTTACCAAGACTTTTTAGACCTTTTATATGATAATTTTGAGATAGAATATTTATGTGATTTCACAAAGTATTTTGTTAAATTCCCGTCATATGATTTAGTTAAAGGTAGTGGATCTACTTTAGGAGAACATATGAATAATTATACTACCATAGTAAAATGTTATGAAAATATGTTTCATTCTTATTTAAATAAGATATTTTATGCTTTTTACTTAAATAAGTTTGGTATAGTAGATCCTAGTAGGAAAGAAACTACATATGTAAATAATATAGGAGGAAATGACTTAAAAAATTATAAGTTAGTTATCCTTGATAAGTCTTTTATAGATCATATATGTAATATGTTTAGAATAAGTTATAAGTTAGACTCATTACAAAAGATACCAATTAATAAAAAATTACCTCAAGTAGAAGATTTAGAAACAATGCCAGTAATGCTTAATAATAATAATCCATATAAGCATATGTATGATGGTAATTATTTTGAGACTAGTTGTTCTAGTATCTTTGTAGAGAACCCATATTGTAATTTAAAGTTACACGTTCCTTTAAAGTCTTACCATAATGAGGCTTTAGGTTATTTCGATCTTATTACAAGTTCTTACATAAATAAATCTTATAATGTATATTGTTTAAATACTTTTAAAGTAAACAATCCTGTAAGATATGCTGACTTTTTAATTTATCAGGAAGATAAAAATCTAACTCAAGAAGAATTACTAAACTTATACAATAAGATTGATAATAAAGCTTCATTTTTAAGTAAGGTTGAAAGTACTTATAAACAAATGACTGATCGAAATCCTTATTATTTAAAAGGATATCAATCAAGAATATTTATTAAAACTAAAGAACCTACTAAAGAGGAGATTAAAGTAGCTAAATCTAGAAGAAAGGGTACTACTTTAAATGGTGAACCTGGGTTTATACAAGATATACCTGTACCGCAAGAACCTAATATTCATTTTGGTCATGGTATGGGTAATCATATAAATGTAATATGGGACCATGAAGCTGAACTCGCTGCAGCAGAGAATGCACACCACCAAGCTTTATTAGACGAGGAAGCGCTTAATAATATGATTGCACAACAAGCTGCAGAAGCAGGTAATAATATTCAAATGTAAATAATAAAATAGTTAGTTCAAATAATACACACACAAAAAAGGGGAGGTAGATTAATTCTACTTCCCCTATTTTTTTGTAAGCTGTTATTATTAATAATTATTATACCAAGGATCTTTAATTAACTGGTTATAAGCAACAGAGAAAGGCATTAAAGTTGTAGCACCTTTCATACCCACTAAGTCCCCATCTCTATTAGTATTTCCTTCTAATAAACCACTAAAGAATAATTTATCAACACCTTCACCAGTCTCTAATAAAGCTGGTAATATTACAGTTGGTTTATTAACTAAGTTCAACATCTCTAAGATATTAAATTCAATAGTTAAGTCTCTTAACAAGTCTATACTTCTACGTTTAAGAACATCTTTGTCGTCATCATCAGCATCACCATAAGCATATATAATACCCATAGTACCAGCTACCCAAACAAATAAGTTTAAATACTGATTTAAAACTAATTGTTTTTGTTCTGGTGATAATGTAGACCATACAGTAACAGCCTCTTTAGAATCGTTTAGCATAGCTTTATTTAAGTAAAGTCCTCTCATCATCATCTTATAACCTCTTAAGATAACATCATTATAAGCAACACTAGCAGCTAACAAGGACATACCTTTATCTAATTGAGCTTCCCATCTTAATACTGGATTACCATCAACTTCTATAGGCTTACCACTGTCATGATCTAATACTTCTATATACTTACCAAGTGAGGCATTTTCAAACTCTCCTTGGAAAGCCATCTCAAACTTATTAGGTATAAACTTCTTAAACTGTAAGAACATAGCTGTGAAGGCATTAGATTCCATCTTACGTTTCATTTCAGGATCATATTCACCTACAATTCTAGCCATAATCTTCTTGAATTTTAAAAGCTCTTGAGCTGTCATTCCACTAATAACTTCACCGTTTTCAGTTACACCTCTAGTACCACCTTCCCAAACCAACTGACCATCTTTTACATTGTAAGCATCCCACATATTGGTTTCACCATTAGCAGTTTTAATTTTCTTATTCTTTAATATACTAATAAAGATTAATGAGTTAGCTAAAGAATCACCTAAACCATAAGTCATATAAAGCCATCTATCATCAACAGCTTTATTTCTAGCCATAGTTAACATTTGTTTACTATTAGCACTAATGAACTGCTGTTGCTTTATATTATATATATCATCAAATAAGGTAAGCTTATCAACTTTACCTGTAAGTTTATTATATAAGTGTTGGAAGTATATACCATAAGCTTGGGTAAGTGTAGATAAAGACCAGTTGATGTCATCCTCTTCTATACCATCTATACGTTTAGCTAAACTACCTTTAACAGCATCTTTAACAGTATTTAACTGGTTTAATACTAAGTTAACAGTAGCACCTAATGTAGAGAATGAGAGCTTAGCCATTGTAGCTAATCCCATAAGGCTTCTTAATGCCCTTTCTCCAGATACTTCTATACCTAATACTTTCTTACGTTTATGTATGTTTGAAGCTAAGTTATTTTCTTCTTCATTATAAACTTCATGTAAGTTATTATCAATATAAGATCTTAAGAAATTAGCAGAGTTTTTCATAGCACCTATCTTAGAACCACCTGATTCAAATATAGTAGCTAAACTTAAACCATAAGCAGATACATTATCATAGAATCTTTTATTTATCATGTTCTTAGCAAACAGTTTCATGATTAATTCTGTATGCATAGTTTGATTAGGACTATGTGCATTATAGTTATTAATATACTTTAATGGTACACCAGCTCTACGTAAACCAAAGGTATCAGCAGGCTTAGCACTGTAAGCTGTTACTTTATGTAAAGCCCAGTTTCCTAAAGTATTAATAATCTCCTTAGTTTCAGTAATACTATACTCTCCTGTAAGCTTAGGTAATCTTGGTGTGAAGTCTTCAGTGTAAACAAAATACTTACCAAGCTCAGCTTCCCACTTCTCAACAGGTTCCATATCTAAATACATATCTATTTTAGCTTGGTACTTAGCAGCAAGTTCTTGTTTAGTGAATAGTCCTATCAATAAGTCTGAATCAACATTATCTAACTTATTCTTATAATACTTTAAACCTCTAGTAGTTGATAATGTGGAGAATAACATATCTCTAATACTATCTCTATAGAATACATTATACTTCTTCTGAGCAGTAGATAATAAAGCCCAATCAGTACTAGTTTCAGTTTTAATAGTCATACCATCCCCTTCAGATGTATCCCACATAAATTTAAATGCTTTCTCATAGTTAAGCATATTTAAACCTATCTTACCACCAATCATAGATAAGAAGTTATTACCATAGTATTCTTTTAATACATCTTTAAGTAAAGAGTCAGACTCTCTAAATAACTTACTTCTAGTTTCTGATATAAGTTGTAATGCCCTAGTCCGAAGCTTCATGAAAGTCTTCAAGAGCGGATTCTTAACATTAAATCCTACTGAAGTATAGGTTTCTTTTATATCTATATCAGAATTAACATCTGTCATAGATCCAAATTCAGCACCTTCTAATTCAGATATCTGTAATATTAATGACTCTAACTGCTTTTTAACTAGTGGGTTAGAATTAATATAAGCATCAGTTAATGGTTGCTTATCCTTACCTCCAGATCTTTGTAGAGTATCTAATTGCTCATATAATCTTTGTAATACAATTTCTTTAGCTGCGAATACTGAAGCTGCTCCTTTCTTTAACTCTTCATTAATACGATCAGATACATTAGTAGATATAGCTACATATTCCTTATGATTTAACAGATAACTATTAGTCTTAATAAAGTCATTAGGATTATGTGTAAAGTAACTAGCTAAGTTTAATAATACAGAGGACCTATCAACTTCTAATAAAGCTGGTGTAGTAGTATGTTTATTTAAATTAACTAATGTTATATTTCTAAATCTAGCATTAGGATATAATGATTTAACAAGTAAAGCATAAGTACCTAACTGCATTTGATAGTTATTAGTAGAATTAAATAACATACCAGTACGCTCAGCATACTTCATTTCACCGAAATCTTCATTAGGGTTAAATGATTTACCTGTCTTAAAGTCAATAATTGAGAAGGTACCATCAGCATGCTCTATTAACATATCTATTGTTCCACCCAAGTTTAACTGTTCATTGTATACTAAGAACTCAGAATGTATCTTATCAGTAGGTTGTATATTCAACCTTTCCATAAGGGCAGTTAAATAAGTATCATTACCCTCAATCCAATTGAAGTCAGAATCTTTACCACCTAAAGTTATATATTGTTGTAGTAAATCAGCTTTCTCTTGACCAAACTTTTGAAACTGTGGATCACTATTACCTACAGTATACATCTGTATAATCTTATGTATAATTTTACCAGTTATTCTACTACGCTCACCAATCTTAGTAAAGTAGTCTAATAACTCTTCATAAGTAACTAGTGTACCAGTCCCATCTGGATGTTGTACAGGCCTACCTAATAAGGTATTTACCTTACCATAGTACTTCTTAGCCATTACCTCAGCTTGAGTTAACTTCCTATTGTAACTTAAAAAGTTACCTAAGAAAGTACTCACACGATCTAATACTACAGATCTACCAGTAGAAGATACTACAGTATATCCTGTATCTCCTTCAATACCAGTCTGTTTAGTAATAGTGTAGTTATTATTTAAGTACCTTAACTCAGATGTCCCTTGAACATTACTAATGGTATCCGAGAACTCAGGACCATTTAACATCAGTTCAGCTAATTTAGAGATACTTGTTTGAGGATCTAACTCAGTAATATTGGTAGGTTTATATAATCCTATTACACGCATTATAGCTTGATATACGCGCTTTACAGCACTTATAAGGGTATTAGTCCAACCAGAGGTTAATCCTACGCCATATCGTCCTATAGCGGTTACTATAGCCTCGTCTATCTGATCTTCTAATGAGAGGTCAGGATAGCTAAGTTTAATCTCAGCTAAGATAGGACTATCCAGTATATTACGTTTTAAGTTATCATATAGAAGCTTGTTCTTAGACTTAATCATTATTAATAGTCCGTGACCAAACTCGTGTATAGGAGTTTCTAAACTATACTTATTAGAGTTTATGTATACCTTACCATTATGGAAGAATCCATATATATCAGGATTTAAACCTAACGACTTAACTAACTCACTATTAGTAAAGTCTAATACCTCATACTCAAACTTCAGTTTAGAAGCTAATTTACTAAGAAGTTTATTAACTACTCTAGAACCAACTACCTTATTACTATCTTTAACATTTCTTTGTTCTGAAGCTTTCTGTTTAGTTAAATTAACTTCTACAGAACCATATACTTTAAAGTTATTGTTTACAGTATTCTCACCAGAACCAGTAGATATAATTTGTTCTGAAGCATCACTAGTTTTTACACTATTAACCTGATAAGGTATCAACACTTCATTATGAATATCAAGCATTGACTTCACTTGAATAACATCACCTACTGCAGGTAACTTCTCATCAGTAACAAACTTTAAAGTAGTTTCTATAGTATCATTATTGAAGTCTAATGGTGTAACACTAAACACATTACCTTTATTAGAGAAAGCTTCTTTTAAACTATAAGCTTTACCAGCTAATAAGTCTGGTCTAGCTGAATAGAACTTATATAGTTGGTTATCTTTAAGATTAGCTACCTTGACATAGTAAGCTGTTTTAGCAGTCTCATCCATATCAACACGATACAATAAAGATGCTGGGTAGTTAGAAAACTTAAAGAACAATGGTGGTGTAGAGCTTTTAACTTTCATCTCCTCACCAGTTTCTTTATTTACAACTGTTTCACGATCATCTCCAAAATATACTATAGCATCAATATTCTTTCTTTCTCTTCCACCTAGTAAGCCATTAAACTTAGCATTGTTTCTAGTATAGATATGACCACTATTCTTAAATACTGCAGAAGCAGATCTAACATAATCTTGGTTTCTAAGTAGAAATGGTAGTATAAAGTGATCGCTTAGGTTATTAAAAGCCTCATCATTAAACATCGCAGTATTGAATTGATTGTATACTGCATTAGCCTTACCTAACAAAGATGGAAGTATTAATGTAGAGAATCCTCTAAAACCAAACTCCAATCCTGTAGACAATGTTGAAAACTTAAGTAAAGCTAATTGAAACTCTTCAGGTAACTCCATGAAAGATACTTGTATAGTAGCAATACGACCAGGTTCTTGTTGAACTGATCCTAATACCCAATAGATACGAATCTCACCATTAGCACCTTTATAAGTACCTATGTTATTTATCTTAGGTTCTAAGAGCTTCAAGAATTCATTATCAGGATACTTAGCTTTATACTCTTTTAAAGTCTCAGCAAAGTTTTGTATCCAAGCATCAACTCCATATAAGTAAAAAGATCTATCAGGATTAACTTTATTAGTTATCTTTACAGGCTCTTTCCATTTTAAATCTTGCTCATCATAACTAGTTAAAGATGATAATGAGTACAATTCAAATTCTCTAGATACATGTATAAGATCTTCATTAGAAGTTCTATTACTGTTTAAGTACTTGTTAACAAATCCAGCTAATCTTTCTTTCCAAGCTTTACTACGCTGTGGTAATACTTGTTCTCTAACTTCTAAAGTCTCTTCAAAGATTTGTTTAGACTCTTTAATGTGGGTAATATCAAATATAGAACCACCTTCAATACCACTATCTTTAGATATTGTTTCTAAGTTATCTTGTACCTTAGCAATTTCTTCCTCTGTAACAGGGAAATCTCTAATGATATTAGTAGCATCAGCTGTCTTACTAATCTTCTGAGCTATTGGGAATAGTTTAGTATAAGCTATTAAAACTTTATATTGTGTTATAATAGCTTCTTTAGGTAACCCTTCCCAGCTTACCATAGAGTCATAACCTACTAATGCTAATACATCTTGTAATTCTTTAGATGTGATAGTATCATCTTTGATTGTTTTAGTATCAACTCCTAAACCCTGTAACTTAGCTTCAATACTCTTTTTAATATTTTGAAGCTCACCTAATGTATAATTAACATCAAAGGTTCCTAATCTAGCAGTATCTTTCATAATAACTGGTTGTCTTAGGAAAGATACAATGTCTGTCATTGGTATACCTAATGATACCATCGTAGCTAATGTAGCTCCAGTATTATTAGTAGCATTAAGTATAGCTAATACTTGTTCTTTAACGTTATCAATAGCACCGTTAATCAATGTATCTAATAACTCCCAGATCTTACGTCCATTAGGTCTATCTTCTCTCTCAGCAATACTACCATATACTTTATCATTAAATGATATATCTAATGGTTTAGCATTCTCTGAATTCTTATTATATACAAACTTAGCACCAACTGGTGTTGAGAAGTATATGTAAGATAAAGCTTTTACGAAGTTAGCGAAAGCACCAGTTAATGATACTCCAGAGAAGTTATCTAAATAATATTGTAAGTTATCATTCATATCATTTAGATCTTTGAGTACATCAAAGTCTATCTTATTATTAATAACTTTCAATAACATTTTAACTGATATATCTTTATCAGCTAATATAGTATTACGTAACTCATCAGATAGATTTAATCTATTATTATCTACATCTAATTGTATATTATCTGCAGTAACACCCCACTCTTTAAACTTACTAATAACTCTTTCAGTTGATGTTCCCTTTTCTAACTCTACTAAAAACTCAGGAGTTAACTTACCATCATCACCGAAAATATCTATTGGAGATGTTGGGTGATATAAAGTTTCATTAGGATCGAAGAAGTCTTCTTTAACAGCATTAAAGGTAATAGGCTGCATCATGTCATACCTATTCTGTTTACGCAGTAATATCCAAGATATTAAGAAGTTACGTTTGTTCTGTAATGTTTTTACATAAGCACTTTCAGCTAATTTTAAATGAGATTTAAGTTCTTTTAACGCCTCAGCATCTTCATTATCAGAAATGTTACGGTTAATAGAATCTATTAAAGATTTAATAAGACCTATCTGACGATCAAACTCAACAGAATTAAAAGTACTTTCTGTAGCTTTTTGAGAAGCCATCATCATACTAAAGCTATCAAAGTTTATGTCAGCATCCCAACCAAGTCTTTGTCCTTCTTTAATTATAACGTTACCATTCAGATCTTTTAACTCAATCATTTTCCTAACACCAGTCTTCTTCAAACTTGATTTAGGATCAACTAATACCTCAACGTGAATAGCAAACAATGAATCGACGTCGAAGTCAGATCCGTGTAAAGCTACAAGTTCCATTGGGGCTACTAAGATGTTACTCTTACTGTCAGTAAATCCTACAATTTTAAATGGTACTGCAGAGTGAATACCAGTAGTAGGGATACGTACACCAAAAGCAAACCTAGTTAAGAAGTCATCTACTAGAACAATATCACCAGTATCAACTTCACTACCCTTAGCTTTCATATATTGTTTCCACCAAGCAGGCGCTATAACTTCAGCTATACGACCATCCATAGTAGAGTTATCTGATACCATATTTAATCTAGTAGGAATTAACATCCTATCTGTATTAAGAGTATCAATAAGTTCTTTCTCACTATCAGATAATGCGGTATACTCCATAGTCATATCTTTATGACTTTCCCAGTGAGTATATGAGTTATTATTTAAGTAATAAGAATTTACTTTTAACTTTAAAACTTCCTTAACATGATAGGGTAATAATTTAAAAGCATCAAAAGATTTCTTCTCACTTTCTGTTAAATCATTAAATAACTTAACCTGACCACCAATTCTAAATACTGAAACTCCACGATCAGCTTGTAATACTAATTTATTACCACTACCTACAATAGACTTTACAGAGTTATTAGCAGCACCACTCATTAAGCTTATCTCAACCCTATTACGTAATGCTGGGAAGTTTAAGCTAATCAAGTAATTACCTCTGCCATCTTTAGCACGAATAAACTCCTCAAACCTTTCATAACCAGCCATACCTGATACAGCTTCAGCTAATACATTTCTAACTTTATCTTCGTTAATCTCAAACTTATTACCTACATACTTACCTAACTTTCTTAAGTAAGCATTAAAGTTAGTACGCATTATCAAGGCATCAATATCATATACCATCTTAGTAGCTTCAGTATTTAACTTATTAACGTTTAAGAAATAAGTTAACTGACTAAAGTTAGTTACATCACCCTCAGAACTTGCTGGGTTAGATTGTATACTATAATATTTAGAAGGTACATTTATAATACCATTACCATTTTGTCTAGTAGTTGTAGCTATGTGATCTGATATAGACTCGCCATTCTTTAATAAACGAGCAGGAGCTCCTACTTTGAATGCTGAACTATGATGAAACTCCATAATGTTATTGTCTTCCATATCTTTACGGAGATCAGCTAACTCAGGAAACCTAGCACATAAACTATCTGATAACTCAATACCAGAGTTTTTACTAAATCTAGTAACACCATACTTATCAATAAAGTACAGTACAGGTTTTAAAACTCCCTTAATACCATACTCATATCCATATCCTTTCTCAAGCTCCTCTTTCCACTTAGGTAAGTAGTACATCTGAGCATCAGTCTTATCTATCTGTAAGCCATATAAACCATTATAAGCTTTAGCTACATCTGTATAAATATTAAATACAGCATGCTGATCTGATGCTACAATGATATTAAAGTTATCAACCATACCATTACCAGATTTAGAAGTATCTACCTTTGGTGAATCACCAGGAGATATTCCTCCACTAGCTCTCTTAACTTGTGTAGTAGGATTAGCATACAAAGATCTATCAGACATTTGAAACTGATTCAAGAAGTGACCATTAACATAGTTCTGTTTAAATGCCTCAGCTATAATGATATATAAATTCAAATTATATTCTCTATCAATTTCAGGAGAGTATTTAGAACTAGCATTATACTTATAGTTCTTATTGAATATCTTAGTTAGACTATCAATCTTAGCATCATCTAATAAACCTACTCTTTCTAAGTAACTTATAAAGCTCTTAGCCTCGTAAGGTTCAATATAATTCTTATCACCAAGACCACGCTTTAACTTAGCTACTAAAGCATTATTGTTTACAATACGCTCATAAAATTTATAAGCTCTAGTATCAAGATCATCAATTACTTTATCAACTACTCTTTCTAAAGACTCCTGATCTAGTACTTTATTATCAGCTAAGTAAGTAAATCCACCCTTTAACTTACCAGTCCACACATACTTATATGTACCATTTTCAAGTACTTGTACTTTCAAAGGTATACCTTTTATAAATATGTTATGATCTTTAGCTAAGGTTTCATACCATCTATATCTTTCAACCTGTTGTAATATGGCACTCTTTATATCTTCCCTCATAGTTTTAATATTACTAGCAGGAATTCTAAATGACATATTCTGAGGTTTGTTAGATGGTGTATATGGTGATTGTATATATGTTGGGTTCTTATCAGACTTTAACATAGTACTGTAGAAACCAAACACTAATGTTCTAACTACCCAACCACTAATACCCTCATTCTTGTAAGGTGTAGCAGTATCAGCATCTTCAAACATAACGTTATTCTTATAACGTTGTTTTAAAGCTTCTTGTGTAATCAGTTCTCTAATGACTCTACCTTTAGATCTAAGGAAAGGATTGTATTTATAATACAACTTATATCCAATAGATTCAGGATCAATATGATCTGGTCTTTTAAATCCAGTCTCACCAGTCTCATCAAGATTCCTTCTGAACTTCTCAAACATTCTAGTTAAGAAACTACCCTTAACAAATTTATAACTACTTCTGTTCTTAGAATCTAAATATCTACTGTTCTCACCAAAGCCTTGAGAGATAGCTAAAGTATCCATAATCTCTTTAATACGATTATTGTTATCGTTAGCTAATGCATCCTCAATAGCTTCTAAAGATTCTTTCTTATCTACAAAGCCTATTATATTATTTAATATACCATTTAAAGCATTAATAATTATCTCATTCTGTATAGGAGTTAAGTTAAAGATTTTAAACTTACCTAATCCTAACATATTAAATACTTTAGAAACAGTTTCTCTATTAGTACTAATCTTATTAGCCTTTACATCAGTAGACTTGTTTACAAGTTCTAATAAGCTTTGGGCTTGTCTAATTATAGCTCCTTGGGGATCATCTCTCAATACAGATAGAATACCATCCTCAATAGATAATTTAACAGCTTGTTCACCACCTAATACAGAATTAGGAATATATCTAGTCTTTAATGTAACTATAGGCTTTTCTCTAGAGTTAGGATCTTCTGCTTCTTCTAATATAACATCTGTCAATCCCATGTATGGGTGACGTTCTACTAACGAGGATATCCCAGCTTGTATACCAGCACTTAAGTTTCTAGCTTCTTCTCTAGCTAATAATGTAGCATACATATTAGCCAACTGTTGTTCAGTAAATTTATTAGAAGGAACTAACTGTCCTTGTATATCAAATAACAATGGCTCATCTAAAGCTAATGTCATAGCTACTAATCTCTTAATATAATTATTAGCATTAGCATCCTTAACACCATTAGCATCCCTACGAGTAAACTTATAGTCTACACCTTTGATAGTACCAACAACTAAGTTATTGTTATAATATAAACCACCATCTTTAAAACCACGTTGAGTTATTTTAAGGTTACTTGGTAAGAAGGCTTTTTTGTATCTTAATCTTGATACACCATTCTTTACCTCAGTAGTAACCTCACTAGTATATTTATCATTCTCAGCTCTTCTAATTATATCAACTAAGAAGTCATACACTCTACCTACTTTAGGATCTCCAGAGTCATCTTTCCAACCAAGCTTAGTAGCATTCAAAGACATAGCTTGAATAGCATTCATATCAAAGTTTTCAATACCTTTAAGGAGTTTTAAACTTATATAGAATACTGTTCTTCTAGGAATATATTCTTTTAAAAGTACATTACCTTCAGCATCATATTGTTTAATAAACAATGCCGACATTAAGTTTTTAACAGAAGCAAGTAACTGTGACTCGTAATTTATACGCCAAGACTCTTCGATCTCATCCTTTAAAGAAGGATCATCACCAAATGTCTCGTCAGAATTATCTAAGTTAATACTATCAGTACTTTGTACTAAGTAATCATATACATTATTGTATATCATATTAGCACGTTTAACTTCCTTCTCAGTTATACCGCCAACCAATATCTTTAACCATATTGGAGCTTTATCTTTTAAGTTATTAAACTGATCTTTCAAATCCGCATATACAGCAAACTTAGCATCCTCTGGAGTCATAGTAGCTCCATTGTAATATACCTTACCATTAGCCCCAGTTCTAATAGACATTGCTATACCATTAGACTGATCGTTCCTAGGAGAGTCTGGGGATATTTTACTAGCTAATGATTTTAATATAGCTACTTGAGCTAAGTTATAATTATCAGCTGAATCCTTGTACTGTCTTTCTGGAGTACCAAACCAAGCATGTATAAGTAATTTATTTAAACCAGTACCTTCAACAGCTTCATTAGCAGTCTCATAAGTAAAGTTACCTTTCTGTATACGATCAAAGAAACTTTCAATCTTATCTTGAGCAGATAATTGAATATTAAATATACTCTTTATCTTCCTGAAGAAACTATGTAATAGCCTACTAACAAAGTTTGGCTGTCTTAGGTAAGACATAAAGGAGTCTGCTAACCACTCTTCAATATCACGGTTAGTCTTATCCTTTAATAATGGGTTAGCTTGTATAGCTAACTTATATATCTCTTTACGTTGCTCAGCATTAAAGTAAGCATGTGTTACTCTATGGAAAGCCTCGTGTCTCAATACATCTATTGAAGCTTCACCTTGAGCATTAGTCATTAAGTAAATAACTCCCTTCTCATATCTACCCCACACATCCTTACCAAAGCGTCTAATCATTTCAGCTTTAGATAAGAATAATAATTTATCAGGATCTGAAGCAAAGTCCTTACCAAATATTTCTGATGCTGCTTGTCTAACTAAACTAGGTGTAACCCAATTAGTAGGAGTTGTAGTATCACGTACTGTCCAATCAAAACTATCAGTATCATCATCCCAGCTTAAATCAATATCATTACCATCAGCAGCGAAATCATTAGCAGGTCTAGGATCTTGTGGTACATGAGCTACATCATTAGGGATAGATTGTTCTAAAGCAGCTAGTTCTGCATCATAGTTAACAAGAATATTTCCTTTAGAGTCCGTAGTAACAGTATAATCTTTACTTAAAGTTTTATATATATTAGGTACCATTACACCTTTTCTCATTTCTGAAAAAGAGTATAAACCTTTTACGCCAGAAGGTAAATTTTCTAATATATACTTATATGAATTAGTAGCTATTTTTTTATTTTGATATTCCTTTTTAGTACTTACTTCATAAACGTTAATATATTTTTTACCATCTATGTCTATTATATTTCCTTGAAACTTGAATATCGGAACATTTGAGAAAGTACTTTTTTTATCATATACTTTTAATGTATACTCATCATTTTCAAGAGTAACTTCTGTTGTATAATCATTTTTATTAAAAAATGAAGATATTTCTTGTCTTCTTTTTTCTATATCAGCTTTAGCATCTGTAGAAACACCACCTTCTAAAGCAGCTAATTCTGCATCATATTTAGCATTAATTTCTAAATATTTTCTTTTTGCTTCAATATTTTCTTCTCTACTATCTACATAACCTTTATTAGCTTCTGGATTTGAATACAAACCTTTTTTTCTCCCTTCAATAGTTATATCAGCAATATCAATCCAGTTTTGTAAAGCTTTATCATATCTTGCTGCTACATCAGGTCTATACTTTATTTCATAATCATATCCCCTCACTTCTTTAATTAACTCCTCTTGTCTTCTTCTTTCTATATCAGCTTTTTTAGATTCTATAGGTTGAGTTTCTTTAATTGGTGGCTTAACATTGTTAATAGTAATACTAGTAGGTTCAATACCCATTAATGAAGTTTCAAAATCATCTATCAGATCATCTTGAATTCTTTGTTTATATCCTTGTTCAGTTTCAGTAGGAAACCTATTTACAGTTTTAGTATGCATTGGTAATCTTAAACCAAAGCCACTATTAACCATACTATCACCATTATTATCAAAAGCATTATCTCCCACTAAAGCATCTAATACTTCTTCAGTGATAGGATCTAATTCCTCAACTACAGTTACTGCAGATGGTTCGCCTTTAGTAGGTCTATGGCTGTGTATGTAATGAGCCTTAGTGCCATTACCAGGGTTATATAATAAGTTTAATCCTGAGAAATACTTATGACCAGTAGCTACACCATCTTTATATTCTTGTTTAGTCTGTCTTAAGTATATTCTTTTATCACCAATGAACACAGATGAGTTAGCCCTAGCTATAGAATCAAATGCTTTAGCTGCAGGACCATGATTACCACGCTCATTAATTAAACCATCAATAACTAACTCTTCAACATATTGTGAAGGATCAATATCCATATTATGGATAATACCAGATTCAACTTTAGTACCACCATCTAGTATACGTTTGTAATTACGTTTACCACCATTCTGATCTATAAACTCTTGTGAGTGTATTTCATATACAGGCATACGCTCTTTACCAGTAGCAAGATCTTTATCTACAGGTATATCAATCTTAATATGTAAGCCTTTAAAGTTATAAACTTTACGCCAAACCTTTAATCCTTTATTACCCTTCTCTATTAAATAGAATCCTTTTAATGTAGGGTGTGCTGTATAACTATTCTCACCAAGTTTTACTGGACCTTCAACTGCTCTTCTAGAACCTTTGTCTCCAGTAATAAAATACTTAGACATGAAATCCTCATCAGTACCCTCATCATTTATAACAGCATTGTTAGGATCATAACCATACTCGTGTAAAGCTAATGGGTTAAATAATCCAGTACGAATACTCTTAATAAGATTATTATAGGTAGCTATATCAACACCTTTACGTGTAAGCTCTTCTATTACCTTCTTAGAAATCTCAGACTTAGGATTAAGTAACTTAGAGAATATCTCTGCTTGAGTTCTACCAATAGTCTTACCAGTTGACTTATTAACATAGTCATAACCAGGTACAACCTTTAGTCCACCCCAACGTATCTTAGTATCACCATCTAATACAGATAGTATCTTATGAATATCTTTTATGTTATTTAAGAAGCCACGTAACTCATTAACAGAAGAATCTAAATTTAAGTTTAATCTTCTAGTAGTTAATGGTACATACAATACTTCTTCTTTACCACTCTTATGAGTAATTTTAATTACTTGGTAAGGTACACCAGGTCTAACTACACGAGGATTTAATCCTTGTTTAATTATCTCAGCATTATTATATATCTTTAATTCCCAATTGTATTTATCGTCAATAGGATTAAATGATTCTAAGTTACCACTATCACTATAGTATGTACTCATAATCTTTACATACATAGTATCTAAGAACTCTCTAAAGTCTTTTAAAGGACCCCACTTAAAGAACTTAGGTGTAGCATTACCAATTTGTCCTACAAGCAATGGAGGATTCTTATCACCCAGATCTGTAGTTAATTTTCCTTCCTTACCCTTGAATTCAGACCACTCAATATCATCAGCATCCCTAGTTTGAAACTCAGGGCTAGTAATAGCATCTACAACTTCCTTAGGTAATTTATACTTACCTATTTCATTTATATCATCCTTACCTATTACACCAATCAGATACCATGAACCATCAGCTCCCTGAGCAATGATAGCTAGACCAGCTCTGTTGTTAGCCTTATCCCAGTACTTTACATATTGTACTTGAGAGCCTGTTGTAATCTTTTTATCCTTATCTTTAATAGAGAAGTATTGTGGATACTTCAAGTTATGAGTATTAATTATAACTTGTGGTTCCTGCGTATTTTCTATAGGAAAATCTTCAGGCTTATTTAATTCTTCCCTAGCTAAATCAACAGTATCATTATCCTGATCCATATCATCATCAGCTACAATACCCTCATTATCAGGATCTGCAGGCTTAGGATTAGTTGGATTAGCAGAATTAGTTTGTGCTGGATCATTAGCAGCTGGTTTAACTACAGCAGCTTTTAAATTAGCATTTAGATTACTGTTAGATATATTATCATATTGTTTTTGTAGCTCACCAACAAAGTTACTAATCTCATCCTTAGTAGGTGCCTTACGTTGTTCAGCAGCTATTAAAGTTTTATTATCATTAGTAAACTTAGTTGTAGGTGAATGTATAACTACTAAGTTCTTAGCTCTAGATGTAGCTACATACATAGCTTTGTTAAACATAGCTACGGTACCATCATGTCTAGGAGCTAACTTACCAGTAGGTGTTAGCATAACATATACTTCATCTACAGTATGGCTTTGAGCTTCATGTATCTCAAGCACATCAACATTAGTTACACCCAAGTCAGCTAACTCTTTAGTTACTTCTTGTACTTCTTTAGCTGAGTTAACAATAACTAATTGATGTCTACCTTTACCACGATTAGCGATAAGCATATTGTATAAGTCAACTTTACTATTAACTCCAAAGCTACCATTAGCTTTATCTGAAGTTAATGCAGTAGTTACCTTATCAACAACACTTACCTTATTACGGTATTCTTTCTGTGTTCTAATTATATCAATATCATCAGTACGATATGTAATCGTTAATGGTGACATAAACTCTTTAGAAGGATATTCACCAATAGGTTGTGCGATAAATGGTGGTATAGTTAAAGTAGATAACTGTGTTGGATCGCCCATCATTACAACCTTTACTGCTGGGTTTATTGCTTGAGCTTCAAGTATCTTTCTATTAATCTTGTCTAATTGTTCATCAGATAACAACCCAGCCTCATCAATTATAATGATAGGTGAGTCAGCTAGTACTTGTGAATCCGTATTTAAGAATGTCTCAAGCGGATTAGCATCATTAGGGTCTGATTTACCTAAAGCTATTGCTAAGTTCTTATTAGAAGATTTAGTTGGAGCTAATGATACTATCTTAGTACTATCAATATTTAATAGTTTAAGTAATAACTTAGTAACAACTTGTGTCTTACCGCTACCAGCATAACCAAGTACAACACTTACAGGACCAGTTAATACATCACCTTTATACCAATTAACTAACTCTCGTGATGTTAC